TCGGGTTCGGGTTCGGGTTCGGGTTCGGGTTCGGGTTCGGGTTCGGGTTCGGGTTCGGGTTCGACTGGCTCCCCAAGACTTCCAAATCGGCTATCCACCTTCTGGCCAATTACGGCCAACAAGGCGAGCTTGCTCCCAGCGTCCAGTTCTGCCGTATCGAGTTTTTCAATCCAGAGGTCAGACGCCGCTAGTATTTGTCCCTTGATTCCCATGTAACCGTCCTCATGAAAAAATAAGTGATTTCCGATTCATTCTCCCGTTAACCCATGTCCCAGTCAAACTTAGCTTCGAACACGACCGTGGCATAGCCAGCTTCGCGGTCGTCTCGCGGCGGGACAGTGGCGGAAAGAGGGTGTAACGCCTGGGACAGCTGCTCGTTTGACGATCCGTCCTGCAAATCATGGTCCCCCAGTGCTTTCAGGATACTCCGGACAATTGGAAACGCCCCGAGGGTGGCATGTCGCAGATAGCTGTCGTCTCGCCCTGTTTCATCTTTTTGCTGCGTAATGTGAACCGTAACGGTCAACTGCATGGTTGTGTTGAGGGAGTCAAGCCCAGCACCAACAAATAGACCGTAGTCAAAAGAAAGGTTTTGACCCGGAGAAATTTCAAACATGACCTCGTCAGGATTCGGTGGAAGCTCCTCCGGAATTGTCGAGATGTATGTATTGTCAGCTGTAGCCGCTGTAATACTGGCTATCAGTCGAGTCTTGACCGAATTCAAGATGTCTTCAGGCCGGTTCGTGTTGTCGGATTCTCGTCCCATGCGAATTAGGAGATAAGTGAGTCTGCTTGAGTCTCTCCGCCAGCACTGTTGCTCGGAATGAGGAGGTCCTTGCTGCGGAGTCCGTAAATCCTATTTGCCCATTCATGCAGGGCGCCCGCCCTGTCATTGGTGACAGGAAGCGTTATTAAGTCGTCAACTTCCCATCGCAGCGGCCCCGTAAATAGCGATGCGGACAGACCACCTATATACAACTCATCCATCGGGACGAGACAGACCTCATCCATGAAAATACTAGTCCCAGCAGAAACTGCTGTTGAGATACGAATCCTTAAATACACCGTATCAGGAATCGTAAGTGGTGTCCGAAATACACCCGCCTGATGTGTGAATGCCGAATTACTAATAGCTGTGGCATCAATCGTGTAGGAATTCGCCGTCGACTGTTTGTCGTTAATGACCGTTCCCGTGACGCTTTCAACGAGGTCGACAGTAAACACGCCGGCAGCAGGAACCACATCAGCCTTCATCCAAATGCTGCAAGCATATTGCGATGCCTTATCCAGGACAACCGGAACCAATACAGTGGTTGTTTCTGAACCGTTAGAATCGAACTCCAAAGATCGCGCCCCTTGCATGACGTGCGCGCTGCCTGCCGTAGTGGTCGCGTGTGCTATAGACCCGCTGGTTGTGTTGTCAATGCTCGTCAACTGGCCAGGACTCGGAACGCCTGTGAACGTAATAGTGTGCGTAAAGTCCGGCGATGTTCCTGTCGTCACATTGGTAATGCTCCCTAGCCCTGTCAATGCCCTCAATGCTGACTGCACGTCTGACTGGCTGGCGTTGTAGGCGAGAGGCGCAGTGCTCTGGGTATTGGAATCACCATCGACCCATTGAAGAATGTAATGACCCGCGCTTGGTGTGGACGATATAATTACCGTCTGAACTTCGACCGGTGTAATCTTTAGAGTCGTGCCCAGAGTGGCTGTTTGCGCTAACCACCCCTGTGGGACATGCGGCGAAGTGGTGTCATCATCAGCCGTTTCAATACCGCCGTTAGTAACAAGGTTGCTTCCGCTAGACGACATGTGACTGGTAAGTGAGCTGGACACTCCAGACCCCTTCGGCCAGTCGTAATTCAGAATCGGCGTTGCCACCTCTCCGTTGACATCGAGAGATGCTAGGCCACTGATCGGACTGTCAGTGATCTTACATTCAATGTGTTCCGCTAGGATATGCTCATTTACCAGACCGTCTCCTCGCTTTGTGGAAATTAAAACTTTGCCTGTTCCGACGTTACTTCCTCCGTAACTGGGGGTACACCCTGGACTCGATGCGTCCAACGACTGTGATGCGGCATTCATCTGTTTTATCAGTTCCGCCAGGGCATCATCGATCCCGTCAGATGGCTGTTGATTGTCCGCTTTGATTGTCTCAATCAAGTCGATAATCATGGCAGACACAACACAGCTCGACTGCGCAGGTGCGAATGCCGCCTGAAACGATCGGAGCCCGGGCAAAACCCTAGCCCTCCCTTTCTCTTTGGCGATAGCATTCGACCCCCCCATTGACTGGATTGCATCCTCTATCTCAGCTTCTATCGTTGCCGCGGCTGTTTGCATCGTGTTGCCGGCGAAAGAAAACTTCCCAAACACTGTCCAGAACGTTGTGAAATTTATGGCCATTATGTCTCCGCCTTCACACCTTCGGTCAAAATTCCAGAAGCAGATTTGAACGCGGTAGCTGGAATAACAAAAATGTCACTTTCGCCATCCTTCGACTTTCGGTAGGGCAGCAGCGCAGCGGGGATCTCCCCCTTGGAGTAGTCCGGCCGCCGCGACAGACCAAATCGCAACTCATACCTGACGTGATACAACGTCTTGCGGCCATCCGCGCTTAGCAATGGCGCTGAAGGGTAGATTTTTTCGCTTAACAAGCTGTGGTTAATCTTGCTTGTGGTGTCTACAAAATCTTTCGGCTCTGGAAGTGTAGGCCAAGCTTCCAGCCTCTCGGCGTCAATGCGAATGACTCGTTCTGTGACCCCTTGATGCAGAGAAATAAAGGCCACTGAAGGGTCTGTTGGAACCTTCCGTAGCCCAAGAGGCATCTGAATCACACCTAAATCAGTAGTAATGTCCGACGACATCTTATAGACGTTATAAGCAGAAGCCATATGTTCATCCGAGTAACCCGAGTCAGATGCCTGCAGCTCCTCTCCCTGGTCGACGACCTCCACCGAGGCGTTAGATCGTTGCGTTTCTTTCCCTTGCGAGGATGGGCTATCACCAGGAAACCCAAAAACATGACACGGATCGTTCAGAAACGCTAGAAAAAGACCTTTGAGCGTTGCGGTCTGAGAACCAATGACAGCTTTGGTGTGATCATACCCGGCCAACCGCACTGCCCCGTCATCTAAAGGCAAGCCAAACGTATTGTTGAGGTCAGCGACATTCCACAGCTTTATATCGGCGTCATCCCCAATAAGTTTGACCGTCGCATTTGCTTCCACCTCATTCTTTTCAAAAATCTCCTTATAAGAAGCGTACTGCAGCCAGCTCTGCTTCAATCGCCGCAAGTCTTCATAGTGCAATTTCGCGATCATGATCTTTTGCGCAAGCTGCATCAATGCGCGCTTCGGGACGTTGTTAGGCGCCTTGAGTCGGACGTGAATACTGGACGTAAGTACGGCACCGCCAGGTTCTGGACTCGTGATGCTGTGATAGCCACTCCATTCCGTCGCTGGAGCAGGCGCGACCGCCCATTGCTCCTGGTCTGTAATCGAAAACTCCAGCTCAAGACCATCGGTAGATTGATTCAGTGTAATCTTCCGCCGCTTGAAGGCCCTTTGAAGAGCAGGAAATCGGTAATTCCTCCGTAATTCAAGCAGGACATTTTTGCTTAAGTCAGCGACCCGTATACGACCGTGATAAACCCTAGTTGTGGTCCAGTCCGCACAGTCGATATCCTCAGCAATCCAAAAACGGAAACTAATAACACCTCCGGGCTGTTGGCCTGGTTCAGAGCAATATGGGAGACACATGGTGATCCCGAACTGAATCCGCATGCTCTGGGCGCTGACAATATCTAAAACCTTGACAGTTGTTACAGGACCGTGGTTTACATCAAGTTGATTCTGTGGAAGTCGTCCGGCCCCCTGAGAGTGAATTCCTGGTCGAGTGTGTCCTGCAGCGACGTCAAACAGCACACCGTCTCCGACGGTCATTTCGAAGTGGCGTCGCGGCTGCATTAGACGTTCAATAACTTGGTTGTAGCCCGAGGCAAGCGTCCCTGCTGACCCAAGGTTCAGCCCGAGACCATCCACGTTACTCATGTGGAACAAAGTTGTCACGGACACGTGAACCTTGACGTAGAGCGGATCGACTCCAGTCGGCTCTTTTACAAGCTGCTGGTCAATAGACTCTGTCAGGACATCCCGGAGTGTGATGCCATTGTAAGAGATGTTGGTTTCAGGCATTAAAGGTATGTTGGTCGCTTTGTTGTCGTGTCCGATTTTCCGGTTTTTGGGTCGATTCCGGCACGTAAAAAGTGATCAAACACCGCATCACCCGGCGTCGGACCGCCGCTGCCGGTAACCCAGTCGGATAGCAGTTCCAATAGGGAAACAAGTGCGCCGGCCGAGAGACTTGAATACTTTACCTGATCCTTTAAACCCAAAAGAGTCGTTTTGAAACCCCACGCCATGTTACCCAAAATTTCAACAACAGTTGTCGCAATAACATTAAGTGCGATTGTGACTGTATCACGAATCGGCTGCAATTCATCCTTTAAATCACTGAGTGATTTCACCAATGCGGCCTGTGATGCACCGATGCGGCCTCCACTTCCGATATTTCGCATAATATCGGCGCGTTCGGATTGCAGATATGCCCCAGCGATGACTGCGTTGTAGCGTACGAGATGTTGCTTTGAATCCTTTAAGCTCTCCGTCCAATCGAGTACCGCCCCTGGAAGCTCGATTGCAGTATCGAAAAGGCTCTTGAAGACGGTCGTGAGCTTGGTAACAGGTCCAGTGAACGGATTTATGACTGCGCCGGCGGTCTTCATCCCCCGGGTTACAAAATGTCCCATCTTGTCGGAGGCTGATGTTGCATCTCGTCCACCGAAAAACCCAGTGAGGTTGCTCCTCCTGCCGGGCATCTGTGGGCGCCCTGGATTCAGGTATCCAGCAACCCCTCCAGCGGTCCCGCCAGCGGCCATGCCTTGAGCAAAATCTACAGCAAAGTTCGACCATCCCTGGCTGGATGGACCAGAGCCACCTGCCCCGCCAGGACGGCCACCACCACCTGCTCCACCACCGATGAGATTTCTAACGGTCTCCGCCCAACCGCCAGGACGTCCGCCGCCGCCTGCCCCGCCAGGACGTCCGCCGCCGCCTGCCCCGCCAGGACGGCCACCGCCACCTGCCCCGCCAGGACGGCCACCACCACCGGCTCCACCACCGAAGAGATTTCCAACGGTCTCCGCCCAACCGCCAAGACGGCCACCACCACCTGACGAGCCTCCACCGCCCCGTGGCGATGGTCCTCCGACAACTGGAGGAACTGCTCCGCCTGGCGTTGGTTGGCTCCCGAGCCAGTCCCCGACGATGTCGTGGACCGTTCTTCCTCCCGGTGCCTTTCCAGAACTAATCGGAGGCTGTGGCAGTGGCTTTCCCGACAGTGTCGGAACATTCCAGCTACGGCCGCCCTTACCTGCCATGTCGAATACTGGCGACTTTGTTACGGACTTAGCAGCCTTCGCGCCGCCCCTCCCGTATTTAAACGCTTTTGTCGCGTCACCAGCGTACGGAACGAAGCCCGAAACCGCCGAAATAGCAGCGTTTGTTAGGTGCTTATTCCTCTCTTCTGGACTGTCAGATTTCGCGGCGCGAAAAAGAGAAATGATGCCGTTAATACTGTCAACAACTGGAGTGGGGTCAAGAACCCCAGCGATATCGAGACCGAACTGCAGCGTGTCGATGCCAGGAGATTTGTCGCCATCAGCCGGACCCTGCGAGAGCATGTCCGACATCTTCGAGGCAGCGTCCTCACCTCCAGATGGCTTACCGCCTTTGCTGGACATCAAGGCGCTTGCAATATTAGGCCCATATTGGGCAGCTAGTTTTTTCAGCGACTGAGCGAGAGGGGGATTGGCCATTAAAAGTCGCCGCCCCCTTTGCCGACCTGGCTCATGCCATCGGCCTGTTTCTTCTTTGCCGTGAAATACTCATAGGCAGCGTCTGCCTCTTCCTGAGTATTTGAAGTCGCTTCGAAGAACGACTTATCGATTGACCCGCCTATAGCTGTACCGATCGCTTCGACGATACTTGCGGATCTTCTCTTGTCGGTCCTGGACTGGTTGAGGATGAGTCCGACTCTGAGTTCGTGTGTGAGCTCTCCTCGGGGGATAATGTCGAGTCCGTAGGTGCTGACTGCATCGGCAGTGGATCTTGCTTTTTTTTTATCGCATCCATGTATCGCATGAAGGACCATAGCAATTCGAGTGTCTCATTGATCGTGAGACCGCCGCCATTTTCAACCCACGGAGCAACACCGAACATCCTACGGGTCATATTCAGAACACGATCCTGAGCCGTAGGGTCGTATTCAATCAGACTGCCGTCATGACCGACCCCCGTGGCTGGACCAAAGTCTTCGTCAGGAGAGCATTCAGGATCCTCCCACATACTCCGCCAGCTAAGAAGCGGGTCGATGCTTCTCTTTTTTTGGCCGTCCCAGTAACGGAATAACTGACGATTATGCTCCCTGAAATGCCCGAATAGTTTCATGTAGTCACTTATGGGATGGCGCCTGGAGTACCCTCATTTTGATGTTAGCGGTCGAGCCGCTTTGCAATAGTAAAATACAGCGCCGGTACGTCTGCTGTCAAAAGGAGGGGCATCATGCGCCACCATCTATTCGATCCCAACTTGGAATAGTACTCGACTGCTGGGACTGTCTACCCAACACTCAAACCCAAGCATCACAGAACTAAATCGAGTTCCCTTGTTAATCTCAAACGCCTGCTTAACGATGGCGTTGCTAAATGTCCAATCCTCTTTGACTCCATCCAATTTAAGCACAGCAAGATAAGATTCCTGACGCATGAGCGAACCGAATGCGGGCAGAATACCTGGCCCACCGGCTCTCGAAAACGCCGTCAACTTGTGGACTTCCGTGGCGTCGTACTTAGTGAGATCACAGGTGACCGATGCCGTTGCTCCAATGAGTTGCGCATCGGAAGGGGGGCCACTGGCCCCACCGTAGTCATCAGAAGGAATCTCAATCCATCGAGGATCTATACGGATCTGTACACCGTCTCGCGAGTAACCAAGTTCGATAGTGTCCCAAAGCACTGTGACGGGACCTGCGAACACATGTTCAAGTGCCATAACTATCCACTCCTGTAGCTTCTGCGGCGAGGGTAAAACCGACCTCGGGCCTGATCGACTGCCAGCATCCACTCACTTTCGATTTCCGCGCGAGTGACCGTAGCGACCTTTGGGGTTCCGGCGTCAGTGATTCTCGGGACGTTAAAGACTTCAGCTCCGGAGGTCATCGCTGCAATCGCCAGGTCACTCGCCTCGCGTGCTTCTTTTCTATCAGAAGCGTGATTTCCACGATGAGGCTTGGCTTTCCAGATTTCCCAAAAAGCCACATCACACGTCAATGTCTTCAGATACTCAGAGGACTCTTCGTCATAGTTTGCGTGTCCCGAGCTCTGCATGTTGGCGATATCATCCACCGTGTACCGCTCGGCTCTAAGCACAGCAGCCTTTAGGCGGCCAGTGGCGGACTTAAGAGCAGCTGAGAGACGAGTGTTGGCTGCCATGTTGCCAGTGGTCACACGAGTCCCGTCGTCCGCGAGTAAGTCACCCAGGGTGCGGGCGTCGTACCGAGCCAACATGTCAGCGGAATCAGCAAAAGCTGCCATTCGTATTCACCCACCAAAAAGGAACCCGACACACACCCATAAGTAAGCGCCGGGCTCCCTAACGGGGTGAGTACCGAACAGCCGATACACGGTGGTTAGTCAGTTGCTGCTGTGAACAAAAATCCGCTAATGAACGCAGTTCCAACTCCAGAGAAGTCGTCCACAACTCGGCCCAAGTGGCGGCGGTTGTCGCGGTCGTGCTTCGATTCGACAGTCATCTCCTCTTTAAGGAAAATTGTCACCGTCGAGAATGACGGCGCGCCTTCGATCCCCTCCAGTCCACCGACCCGAGAACACATGAACGGGGTGGTGTCAGGCAGGACATAGCTAGTGGCCTTCGTGGCGCCCTTTTTCGAGGTCACCTTGACGGCGTCTTCAATTGCCACTTTGTACCCGTAGAGATTCTCAGGGAGACCAAACCGGTTGGCCCGGCTAAGGGTCTTCGTGAGCTCCTTCTCAGCTGACGGCGAGCCCTTAACATGGTCAACGATTTCCTGGCTGAGCGCGATTTTTTTCGCACATCCAGGACTCATGACAATCATCAAGTCTTCGGGCTTAACCGCACCCAGAGTGGACTTGAGGATAATCTCGGCACCATGGTCAAAGGACCTCTTAATGTCCTTGCGTGCCGTGGTGCTGACGTCCCACTTTCCAGTCACGCCAGAAATCGAACTCACAGCAGACGTGTGATCTGAGGCATAGCTTCCGGATGTCGTGGCTGTTGTCACGGCTACTTGAGTTCGCCATGTCATGCATCGCTGAGCTGCATATCTGGCATGATGCGCCAGAACATCCCAAGAAGCCTGCTCGGCGGCCAGTTCTCCCATACGGAATGGGAATGCATACCGTTTCGTGACATACGAGGACCAAGTGAAGGACTCCAGATTTCCATATCCGGTTGGAGCCTCACCCTCGTCCGGCCAGAAAAAATCACCGCCATTGGTATCCAGGATGCGGCCTGCCTGTTCGACTGTCATATCGACATAGCGACCTTCGTTCTTCTCGACCGGAACGTACTGAGCCCATTCCGGCAGCGCGAACGTGTCAGGATTTCGGCTGAAATCAACCACGAGGCCGTTGGAAGCCGCATGATCTGGAATGAACGTTGTGTATTGACCCGGAGTCGACGTAGGCATTGTTTGTCTCCAAATTTAAAAATCGGCCTACGACGACGACATGCTCGCCATAGGAGAGTTGGACAAAAAAGTCAGGCAGGAACGGAGTAGATCAGGATCATGACGTCTATCAAATCGCCAGAGATGCCGCTTTCCAGAGCGATCGCGCCGGCCACCGCAGCGGCACCGGCTGTGACGCCCATTCCGCTGTTGTCGGGCTTAATGAAGTCGCCCTGGGTTACAGTGCCACCCAGTTCCAATTTGCAATCATCCCCGTACGGATGAACACGGGCGTGGTCGCCGGATTCGGCATGCAGCGTGCTGCCGCCTGTCTGTGGAGCATTTTTGGTCGACTCATCGGTAATCCCGATCAACGCGGTATCACCGCTGTTGCTCTCCAAGACGGTATGTCGAGCTGCAGTGCTGACTGTAACGAACCGAGCAGGATTGATGTCGCCGCCAGCGCGAAATGTTGGAGTTGCCATCGTGTATTGGCTCCCGTGTGAGAAACAAAAAAGCCCGACAGACTATCCCCTGGGAAGGAAATAGGTCGGGCTCGTGCGAGTACCGAGTAAGTTTTACGAACGATTCTGCAAGCTTAGGCTTTACCGTTACCGTTACCGTTGCCGTTGATATTGAAAAGAGTCTCTTCTTTAACAGACCCGCTGTTCTCAATCAGATTATCCAGCACCTTCGCATAGGTGACATTGCGCCCGGAGTTACGGTATCGCATGACCAGCTTCCCGGCCTCATCGGCGTGCTTTTCCTCTGCGACCTTCCGATTGTTTTGGCTCTTGCTGGGCTTTCGGAGACCTCTTGAAATCACTCCCGCCGGTACAGCGAAATCGCCGGAAATCTTTGTATATTTGGTGGGGATGGTCTCAGTCGTGTGCCGGTCGAACTGGTCCTCGGTGTAATCCCGGGTAAGATCCATTTCGTCATCTGGTTCAAGGCAATACCCTTCGCTCTCCAGACGCACAAAGACCGACTTCCGATTGGCGTCCCTTTCCGAGCTCTGGAGGGAATCAATCCGCTCCTCCTGTGACTCCTTCTCAACCTGCAGTCGAGAATATCGAGCCTTGAGGTTCAAATGGTCCCGATTCAACTTCGAGTATTTCTTCTTGAGACTCCCCTGTTCAGCAACAAGTTTTTTGTACTTTTGAACGGTGGGCTTCCCTTTCTTCGAGCATTTCGTAGATTTTCCGACGCTCATTTCGTCCTCGTTCATGGATCCTGAGGGCGTCGAATCGCCCGATTTTTCGGTTATGTCGTCGCCACCAATTGGCGATTTCCCATACCGTTGTGTGTACTTTTGCTTTGCGTCGTCGTCGTCGCACAGATACTTGAAGTACTTGCCGAGAATTTCTCGGTCTTCGACATCCAGACCTTCCATGTATTTGTCCGCACGGGCTGGCGCCATTCCGTATTTCATGTACTGCCTCCCCAGTCCCCTGGCGTACATCTGATCCTCTTCGTCGAGGTCCAGCTCATCTCCTCCGATAGGTTCCGGGGGGGGGCCACCAATATCTTCTCCGAGTTCCTCGCCGCCGAGATCCAGTTCGCCTTCCATGTCCGGATCCTCCATCTCCAGTCCTGGATCACCGCCCATGTCTAGCTCATCCTCGTCGGGAAGCTCGTCCGTGAGCTCCATGCCCCCAAAAGCCTCAGGCCCAGGGGCCCCCATACCAAGACCTTCCTCGGGCACTCCCAACTCACCGCCGCCCAACTCACCGCCGCCCAGATCCTCGGCAAGTCCTCCTTCAGGGATGAGATCCACCGGCTCCGTGTCGTCTATTGCAACCGTCGCCTGCGCCACTTCTTCTTGGATAATGGGCTTCATTGCCTCGGCAATTTGTTGGATTTCTGCTTGCGAAAGCGGCATGGTTTCACCTTTTTCGTGGCGTTGACGTTTGGTTTCGCCTGGAATGTACGTATTTGATCCACCAGGAGTGCTGGAGATCTCTTGGTACTTCAAACGCTGTCCGGGGGTCTTTTTGGAGTACCGAAGCGGACCGGGTGTGAAATAAAAGTGCGGATTGCCACCGACAGCCTTAGGGCGAGAGTAAATCATCCCCAGGTCTCGCTTGGGTGTTTCAGACCCCAGGATGGCGATGGGGTCGAAATAACGGTCCTCCGGTCGCTCTTCGGGCCATATTTCAACCGAACGACGAGGATTCCGAAGAAATACCTTTTCGTATTCCGGAAAGACCCAGAACTTTGTGAAAATGCACGGTCTTGGGCGCTCTTCCCCAAAGGAAGAGACATAGAACGGACCAGCAAGTCCGATAACCGGAGGATCGTCGTTGGCGTGCTCCTTATCCTCCGCGTCTCGCGTATGTGCAAGGACCAGAGGACACCAATCTCCGCTGTCGCGGATGCGACGATTGCAATTGTCGGAGATGTGCTTTAGGAGCCTGTCGTCGTAGACAACACCGTCCTCACCTTCATGCTCATCAAACACAGCAACATGCTCGAACACTATGAAATCACCGTCATCTGTCGGCGTTCCTCGTGTGCGAGTCGGCTGGTATTGATCAGTTGCGATGGGCATTGCGCATAAAAAAAACCCAGGGACCCCCTATCGGGATCACCGGGCTTGCTTAACAAGTACCGTCTGTGTGATATATGCCTAAGTCTATCCAGTTTACTGCAAAACAGTCAAGACATAGATGGTGGGGGGGTTACGAAGTGTGACGGGTGCCACCTTTGGGAAAGCGCAATCAGCTCGGTCATTTGAGTTGCTAGTTGGCTAATAGCATCAGCACTCACGCGGGCTATTTCAGAATCTGTAACCCTCAGGCACAGCATTCTTCGGTCTTCGTCTGGGAGATCCATCACTTCCGCACGGCACTTACTGCACATTGCCGGGACCCGGGCGACAATATTCGCCAAGCACAGCGAGCACTGCATTTCTTATACACCTTTGGAGAGATGGTCCCAGCAGTATTTTGTTTGCTGCCGGGACATGTTCTTAAAGGTCAGTACCGCCGGAGGCATTCCATTGTGCGATGCAAACACAATGGCTTTCATCCCTACCGTGGTCTTAATTAGCCCGTGGCCGTCAAATACCAGTTGGGGGGGGATCGACCGTAATAGCCATCGCTCGTAGTTTCTTATAAAGGTCGAAATGTCCTGGTCTCCCTTAAGTTGACACAGGACATTATCGTGTACCTCAACCCCCACATCCACCAAATGAATCACCCCACCTCTGATGTGAATCTCAGCGAGACAATGAAATTCACGTTCGTTCTGAACGCGTTTTGGGACCTCGTGACGCATAAACGAGGCGACGTCATTAACGACAGTCTGCGTCATCGCAGTCGCGTTTGGTCGCCTTTTCCTGCCCTCCATGCTGCCCTTTTAACCGCTAACTTGATAGTGCGTCCTGCAGTAGCGCGTGACTGCCTCTCTATTGCGCGAATAACTCTCTGCTTGCGGCTTGTCCACAGAGACCATCTTTACGTTGACGCCAGTTTTGCGGAACGATTCAGGCAGGTTAAAACTTCCTTGCGGCAGCTCTTCTGAAGACCCTCCGAGCCCACTGACCCACTCATCGAATTGTTCTCGATTCCCTCCTCCTCCTCCTGACATGATGGCAACGAGACGACCGCCGGGCTTCAGTTGCTTATATGCATGCTGAACGTGCGATATATCAGCGCCTTTCTCAAACGGCGGGTTCATCACAATCCTGTCGTACTGTCCCTGGTGCGCTAAGAAGTCGCCATATTCGACATCATGACCCTTGGCAGACAATACCGGACTCAGCTCACGATTGAACTCCATGCCCTTTAGGTTGGCGTCTGGATGTTCGTCGCGAACAGCATCCAGGATATCGCCTTTGCCTGACGACGGCTCAAGGACATCATGCCCGGAGCGGATATCAGCCTCTGATAGCATCTGGTCGATCAAGCCTGGTGGCGTCGGGAAGAACCCTGGTATCTTGCGACCAATCAGGTCTCTTTCGGCTTTCGCTATCGGGTCCTCGGCTCCTTTTTTACCTCGGATCGGTATGTACTCTCGCAGCGCAGCGCGGAGTTCGTGCTCGTTCGTGATGCCCGCTGCATGAAGCCTCTGCATCGGCTCGGCAGCGCTTTTTAGGCTTTCGATGGTCCATTTGTGCTCCCTCGGATTCACCTTTCGGAGTTTAGCCGTGACGCTTTTTAACGCTTCCCATTGGTACTGACTCTTTAATCGTACGATACCGCGGTCACCCGCCTTCTCTGACAACTTTTTGAGGTAGTCACGTTCGTATTTAATCCCCTGCCTGCCTCGGAGCGCTTCGGACATGCGATTGATATCACTGGACTGCAGTACGGGGTAGGGATAAGACGCATGATCCGCGTGTCCTGCCGTGATAGGCTCCTGCTGGGCATTTTCGTACGTCTGGTTGGGTAATTTTCTTCTGTCGCCTCCGTATTCTGTTTCGACGAGGTGGTCTAGCTTGTTCCACCTGGATCGATTCAAGACCGACTCTAACGCTTCGATGTGCGTACCGGCCGAAATACCGTCGAGGTACTTTGCCTGTCCGCTGTCGATAGCACTGGCTATGTTTCGCATGGTCGCAGCTCGCGCAATGTTCGACCGAGCCCTACCCTGAATTCCTGCCGCCATTTCAGCCTGTCGGGACGTGTTTGTCCTCCGGTCGGCAGAGAGGTCGGCATTGGCCGACTCGTGAAGCCTGTCCGCCATCGCATTCATCCGTTCGGCCGCGCTGGCTGACTTTAGCCGCTTATCCTCTTCCAGTCTTGCTGAAACGTCTGCATTCTCACCTTCAGTGAGTCCGAGAAACTTCTCACGGCTTTCTTCATTCTCGAAATGGAATCCGCCAGGAGTCCCCTTGTACGGCTTGTAATACCAGCCGCCAAGACGCTTAGCTTTGCTGCTCAGGTCACGAAATGTCTCACTGTCAAAGCGATCCTGGGGACTCGCCGTATAGACGTCGTAGCCTCTCTTGCTGTGGTAGTTGGTTGACAACTCAAACTCCGTGTTGCCTACCTCCACAGCCTGAACAGTCGCCTTCTCGTCCTCCTTTGCCTTTCGTGACTCACGAGACTTGTCGGCCGCCAACTGGTCGTACTGCTGTCGCTGGTCCGGTCTAAGATTCAGATATCCACCCTTTGCCTTCTCGGCCGTTTTGTACTCGTCAACCGTGGTGGGATTATTCAGCGAGCGCTCTTGGTGGGCTTTGTGTTCTTCGATTTGCTGCTTTCTATCCGCAATGCGTTCCGCGCGATCTGCCGCATGCTGTTTGATGTGTTCATCTGTCGTGTTTGCAACTGCCTCTGACAGGGCTTCTTCGTGAGTTTCCCCCCTCGTGGGATCATAGCGAACTGATTCCCCGGTCACATGCAACTGGTCACGGATGCGGCCATAGATAGCATTCACCAGAGCTTCCTTGTTTCCACCCTGATACCTCGCGCGCGCCATCGGCCCTAAGCCGCTCAAAAGCTCCTTTTTGGTCTTGGTGCCAAGCTCGGCCTTTATTCCAGCACCGTTGTCCATGACCTTTGCATGGGCCGCTTTGAGGTCCTCAGCCGATATCGTCCCAGAATTAAGACGATCCATCACGTCATCGATATTTTGTAAGCTAATGCCGGATCCAGCTATTTTCTCCTGTTCTTGAGCTTTGAATACTTTCGGGTCGATCCCCAATAGCTTGTTCTCTGTCGTCCCGTGAGACTTCAGCGCCGAAGCGTACCGGCCGGTGAATCGCTTGTAATTTTTATTCCCAAAATGTTCGTTTTCACCAGCCACATCTCTTCGTAAATTATTGATGGCATGTACGACGGCTTGATTCTTGTTGTCAGCCGTCCCGTGAATGTATCCCGACCCGTCGCGTTTCAAAATTCTCCAGTAGTGGCCGTGCTTCTCGACTCGACCCAACGCATCCTCAATCTCATCTAAGGTCGGCATTCCCTGGGAGTTGATTTCGATCTTTGACGAGTCCCGTTCGGTCTCTTCGATCCCTTGGTGTGCTCTCCACTCCTCGACTGACTTGCGGATTTTGTCGCGACTAATGCCACCTTGAGAACTCATAAAGATGGATTCGGTGATGGTGCCCAGCGCTGCCGTCTTGGCTTCCCGGACAGACTTCTTACCTGCCTCGGTTAGCATGGAGTCGAGATAGCTGGCATTGGCCGAGAGTTCTGGGGGTGCCGCCTCAGCTGGTGAGGATTCCGCAGTCGCCTCTGCCTTTTTAGAGACGATTTGCCACTTGCCAGGAGAATGCTCGCGGATAGCGTATTCCTGCCCTTCAATTCCCTTCATGCCGTCGGCCATTTTGGCTGCAACTGATTCACTGGCCAGGCCAGCATGAGCGCGATCCCAATCACCGTCTACCCATTCATCATTTGAAATCCGTGGGGTGTCATCGCCTTGACGAGCGATTGCATCGTCGATCGATGATTCCTGGTCACCTTGAGAAACGGCAATCGGTTCATCTCTCTGCCGGTCCATAGCTCGCTGCCGGTCCATAGCTCGCTGCCGCGCGGGGGATGGTTGGGGCTTTGCCGCTTCTAGAAGTCGAGGCCGTTCTTCAGCTACCTCGGCGCGGAGTCCCATTTCCTTGATTGGATCCAGTCCGTGGCGCCGCATGGTGTCGCTGATATTCTCATTGTTGTCGATGGACTCTTGAGCTAGGTCGGTTGCTGCAGGTTGCTCTTTTCCTCTTGATGCTTGGGCACTAGCATTCTTTAATTCATCTTCTAGTAGACGTTTGCCTGAGGAAAGGTACTCAATATCTCGATTGAGAGCTCCCGCGCTGCCGCCGATATTTCTACCAGCCTTGACTCTCGCTTGGATTTTCTCGTCCTGTTTTTCGATGTCTTTCTCTATCGCTTCAGGACTTCGGTTAAAGCCTTCATCAATTAACGATCGAACGGCGAGAGCGATGCCATCAAAACCATCAGGAGCCAAGGAGCCGATTGTATGTGCTAAATCTGACGAACCCTGTCCTCGTTCGAGCTTTTTGAGGTTCGTCCTATTAAGCTTAAGGCCCTTCGATTCCAGGTAATCCTTGACGGCCTGCTCTGCTTCCGGCATGAATTCACTGGCATGGCGTTTTTCCTGCGGTTCTTCGGCCACTTCTTCAGTGGCAGCCTCTTCGACAGGATCCTCATCACCCCATTCCTTGGCGCCGTCCCCTGGCTCTGGGTTTATGTTCCCGCCCTGGCTCTCGACGATTGACGGCCCGTCAAAACCTTCCATTTCGGCCGATTTGTTAAACTTCTCTAACTGTTCTCGCGCACTATCTACGCTGTCGCGGATCTTCTCCCAGGTTTCCCACTCGTAGCGGCCGTCCCCACCGAACTTCTTGTCTGCATCGCGGCCTTTTTGGAGTGACACCTCTGCGTCCTTGAGACCGTCTACGGCCTGGGTGACCATCTCCTGGACGAAGGCAGGCATGTCCTGAAATGTCTTTGTGGCTCCCTCTTCTGGTTCCGGTTCGGACGGTTCCTCGCCTTCGTTCTTGTCTTCACCAACCGGGTCACCGGGCTGCCTGGACTGTGTCGGGTAGTCCTCGATCGAGTTCTTTCCCATGTCATCGTTGGTGGCCGGTTCAAGATCCGACATGTTCACATAGTGCCGATTGCCCTTGATATCGATCAAACCGACACGGTCGGATCCCATTCCGCTCCCGCCACGCATCACACCGACAAGACCTGTCGGATCCTTAACCAGACTCCCATACGACACTTCTCCCATCCGTGCGGATTGAGGAGACTCTGGTTCCTCCGCCGATTCTGGTTCATCCTCTTTCGGAGTGTAGTCAGGAGACCAAAACGGTTTCTTTGGTGCAAACTTAGACTCGTCGATATTTCCCGCATGCTGCTCGGTTAAAAAGTGATCAACAAGACGGTTGTAAGCTGGTTCGCCGTATCCATGGATGTCAGAAGGGTCGCGATCTTTGCGGACAATGCCGCGACTTTTTCGGGCGTTGATGCCCCTTAAAACTGCCGACCGTTCAGAATCACTTAGACCCTCAAACCACCTCGGGGCGTCTACTATCGCTTTGACCCGTTCGTCTCCCTTGACTTGGCGCGGGTTCCATTCTTCTTCCGGTTCCTCCGCCGCCTTCTCCTTGAAACTACTCAGCAGCTTCAACGCCTTTTTCGGCTCCCATTTAACCATGGAATCAATTGCATCAAGAGCTTCCTTGGGGTCCCCACCGTGCTTTGCTATCGTGGCATCGGCTACTGCTTGACCCACCTCATCGAATAGCTCTTTAGCCTGGGCCTTGGCTTCCCTGTTTTCACTGAAGGCGACCTTTCGCTTATCTTTGGCGATTTTCGCTTGCTCTCGCTTGTCGCGATCGATCTGGGAATCGAGAGACCCACTCCCGCGTTTATCGACCGGGACATTAGAAATGGCCGTATCCCCGCCAGTGTCGGTCACTGGATCGCCTTCCCGTTCTCGCTTGGCTTCCAATCGCACTTTTAATTCGTTATGGAGGTGGTCAAGCAGCTTCTCACCGTGGCCACGTCCTGCAGCATTGAAGTAGCGGTTATACGAAGAAGCGATATTGCGGTCGTAGTTCTTTCCTTGCAGTGAGTACGGCTTGGCTTCGTCTAGGACTTCCGCGTGCCGGTCAATCACACCACCAGTCGGCTCTTCGTTTGGCTCGGCGACTTCCTCTGCAGGTTTCGATTCTTCAGGCACAGGTTCTGGCGAACCCTCTTCCTCTGGTGCCGGTTCCTCTTGGTCCCGCCGCTCCCACCGAGAGTTGGCGTTAAGGACATAGGTCACGCCGCCCTCTGTCTTGGTTTCACCTTGTTGGTGTTGCGGCGTTTCAAACAATGGACCAGGAGAACCGAAGAGGTCCATCTGGCCTGGACTGGACTTTCTGCGCGCATACGATTCCGGGTAGTTGGCTTTCATGTACTTCTGGACGGCAGCCTCGGCATACGTCATTCGGTCGTCAGACGGGTCGAATGTTCCTTGATTGTCTGATGACTTGATTTGGTTTGGTTCGAATGCGACCCATACGCGATGGTGATGGCCGCCACCCATACGGTCACCGCCGATATGAGTAATACCGTCGTGACCCATGCCTCGCAGTACTTCGTACATGGCATACTTACCGATCTGCGAAGACACAATGTTATACAGTGTCTCAACCTTCCCACTCGGGGTATCGATCTCTTGTAACGTCCGCCAAGAGCTCGACAACTTCTTGCGAAGAGTTTTCGTAACACTCTCTTTAAGTACCGGACTCATGTCCTTGTACCACCTGCCCCCCACACCGCTAGTTTCCATAGACTTAACGATTGCATCCGCATCCGCAGTCTTTAATACATTGATCCAATCCGAAACATTCTGATCGGAATCCAAGTCCAATGGTTTCCGGATATTCAAATAGACTTCTTTCGTTTCCTCTGTGCGTTGTCTTGTCACTAGCTGAAGAAGGTCAACACCATATCGTGACAACGCATTGTAATTGGCCGAATTCATGCCTTCCAAGCTGGCAGCATCTATTTGACCTTCATTTACCTTATTAAGGGTCCATGTAAGATTATCTACTGCCTCTTTAGCCATTTTTGGTGCAAGCTTACCCCACTTTCCATCGCCAGCCCCCTGTGCTTCAAGCTTTTTCTTTTCTATGGCAACTCCTATGAGATGTTTGAGCTTTTCTGTCGCTTCATCAACGTTATATTTCAACTTTGCTCGATAGCTACCGCCAGGAGACGATTCCTTCTGTTCATACGAACTAGCCACAGACTCATCTTCAGTGAAATAAAATCCCGGACCAAATAATAGGTGTTCTGGATTCCCCATCTTCGACTTATCGAACGCTTCCCAGCCGCCAACAGCTGTCCCGTGATACACCCGTACCGGCTTACCATCTTCACCATGCACCTGGCTCATATGGTAGTTTTCGGTCGGCTCCCCAGTCTCCGGACCGACCACTTGAGAGGCATTCTCGGAGTCATTCTCCCAGTCACCAAACCACGACTTGAAGGACTTCGCGCGGACGCCGTTCGCCTGCCAGTCCTGGGATGCCTGCTCGGGGCTGTACTGCTCTTCCGGGGCCTCTTTTTCTGATTCTGGAGAGGTGGTCTCGATTTCCGGTGTGGTCGCAGTCGCAGGTTTCGCGGCTTGTGGTTCTTCCCTGTTGGCCAGTTCCCACCGATGGTTTTGATTGAGCCTGTACGTGGTCCCGTTCTCTGTCTTCGTGTCTCCAACTTGGTGGTCTGGGAAGTCAATCATCAACTGCTGCGCGTACTTCAGTAGCTGGTCGCTGTTCTTCGAATACTGTCCAGATCCCATATTGGCCTGGAGCAACTTCATAGCGCCCTTTGCAATCTTGGCCGCACCCTGCTTGCTCATGCCCAGCTTCTCACCGATCTCGGAAAAACTCATACCCTCTTCGAACTTCATGGACAGAACGGCGCGCTGGCGTTCCGGTAGCTCCTCCATCAACTCTTGGAGTTGTTCAACTAGCTCGCCTTCGCCCGCGAGTTCTCCGCCAGATCGCATCTTTTCATCGACCGGATTCATCGGAGCATCAGCCGCTTCTTGTGGGATCCCCGCAAAGTCTTCATCTCCTGGAACGGCTACCACACCACCGCGGCGAAGCTTCCCGGACGCGCGCTGTATACTCTGCAAAACCCAGTAGGCAGCGTATTTATGGAAAGCCTTTCCTTTGCTTGGGTCGAATTTGTCAGCTGCATGTAGCAGAGCAATCGAGCCCTCCTGGAGGAGGTCGTCGCGGTCGTTCGACTTGTTGGAGAATCGCTTTGCAATATTGCGAATAAGACCGCCGTTCTTTTCTAACAGAGCCCCGGCGGCGTCTTTGTCACCAGACTGTATTCTGGACACTAGATCTTCGTTAGATCCTGGCTTGAACGAAGGCGCAGGGGATCCTACTGACTCCGGCATGACGTCAGGACTAGCAGATTCCGGAACCTCTACAGGAGGAGCAGAAGGTGTAGCTACAGAAGCAGGTGCAGCTTCCTTGGGCTTGGCCGGAGTGGGTTTTTTCGCTGCGGGCGGAACAGCTTCTTTCGCGGGCGCTGCCCCTGATGAACCTGGATCGCTAGTAAACTGACCACCTTCGCCACGAGGGTGCTTGCCCTCTTCCCAGTCTGCCGACCCAGGAACAGTAGGTTCATCAAATAGAGACAGCTGTCGAGCATATCGCACAACTCGAAGAGCGCCCGCCCGTCCATGACCCCGCTGTCGCAGGAAGTTGTATAGACGACGATAGCTCCGCCGCCTCTCTCGCATGCAATGGAAGATCGGTGCCGAGTTACCACCTTCGATTATTTCGCAATTGCCAAACGCTTTCTTCAGAATCCCTTGGACCATCTGGGTGGCTTCGTCGGAGCTCATTCCGTCATACGCGCCCTTGCGAGGGCTATTCGGAAGATTGGCAATGCAGTGTCCATTAACCTCAGTCGACTCCAGCATCTCCTGAATTGTCTTCTGGAGCTCTTGGAGGCTGTCCTGGACGTTTAGAACGTTCGAGGCATAAACGACGCAGTATTTTTCATTGAGTGCGTTAGAGTCGTGTACGGGGCTTTTGTTCTCGCCGTATTCGTAGGGCGTGACGTCCACACCGTGACCAGAGAGAATTCCAGCATGAACGGCGTGTTTGCCAGCACCGAAATCTAGGACGGTGGCGTCCTGTCCCACCTGCTGGGCTACCTTCTCAGCAATCTTAGGGACCTTAGCATTGGGGCCAACGGCACCACCGGACCGAGAAGTGGAGTTTGCAACAGCCACTGCCGTGTCCTCGTGCGAAGCGGCCCGATACCGTCGCCATCTCGCTAGAGACTGCCGTGACCATTTTTTATAGCGAATTTTCCATCCTCTCCGCATCGATCGCTGCCCAGCCTGGGACCAAGAATCGATAAGGGCTCTCGCCTCGGAGCCTGGCTGTTCCTCATGGCGTGAAAGCTGTTCCAACGCTTCCGCCATGACTTCATCATGCCACGGCTGGATGTTCTTCATCATGGATTTCTGGAGAGTATTCCACAGTGCTTCAGAGGAATCACCCTGTCCCGCAGACTCTCCCACATCCCAATCCAAAACATCCGGATGATATCTCTCTGCAGTCTCTGCCATCTCGTCAAACTGCCCTCCGTAAGGGCTGTGTTTCTGAAATGCATCGTGATCACGACCGCGGTACTGTCTCAACGAAGCTAGGAACCTCTGCCGGGGCGATGCTTGCCGGGTCGTCTTTCCTGTGACCGGATCCTTTTCGACTACCGTTTCGTTACCGAAGTACTGCCCAATGACGTCATTGATACCTGCTGCACGCCCAGCGGCCTGTTCCTGCTTTTGACTGTAAATATCTTCAGCTACAGACTTTAGTTGCTGCTGCAATTCCGCATACTCTTCGTCGGAAGTCTCTGCGGACTGTGGCCCCAGGGCTTCCAGGATCGCCTTGCCTATGCGGCTCTTGGGATTCACTCTGCGAACTTTGGGGGGCGTTTTTGGGTTTTCTGTGACATTTGAAAACTCATCAGAAGAGCCCGTTTCCTCCGTACCAGTTACTGAAGGAGGTGTCTGCTGTGGAGACTCAGCCGGCGAAACATCCTCTCTTGGAATCGAATACCGTACGTCCCAGTCATCGCTTTTGAACTTCGGCGGGATCATCACGACGTTTCCGCCGTCGGAAGAGAATCCAATCGCACCGTGTCCTAGGGTTTTCGATAGGTCGTGCAGTTGTCCGTATTCGGACGCTTCTGTACTGTCTTTGAGGTGGTCGTACAGCTCCCTCGCGTACTCATGCCCTAGCCGAGTGGTCTGGACGTGCCCCCTTCGCTTTGTGTCCCGCAACCGGTGTAGAGAACCTAGTAGACCCTGGATGGATGTGGGGGCTTGCTCAATATGTCCTCCAATGATGGCGTACTTTTCGTCGTTTGACTGTGGGGCTGGCTCATCGAGTTCGACATCGGACCCCACGTCACTACCCCGGAGTTCTTCTCCGGGCTCTGCACCGGCAGCATCCTCCTGTCGCTTGGCCTCCTCTATTTCTCTCTGCCTATCCATAGCTCGCTGTCGCGAAGGAGACGGCTGCGGTTTTGGAACTTCAGAGTCCGGCGGCCTTACTGGCTCTGAGCCGACTCCACTAGAGTCGCCCTTGGCGTCGGGTAAATCTCGTGTCCTGCTGGCACTTTCATGCTCCGCGAGAATGGCCACCATTTGATGGCGAGCTTCTCGACTTGGCCTGAAGGACTCGTAGAGACTAAACGGATTATCTGATCCGGACGCTGCTTGAGCGGCCTGGTCGACTTTGTCATGCATCTCTTCTGGCAAATCTGACTTGAGAATGTCGGCCAACTGGCCAACTACTTCTTGGGGGGTCTTCACCTCTGGTTCCACTGCCGGATCTTCGGGTCGCGACTCCTGCGTCCCAAACGATTCTTCGCCGCCATCCTGGGGAAATTCGGGGGTCGGGTCGGGGACTGCTGCTGACTCCGGGGTGAGCTCTCCAAACACGTCGTCCGGTTCAATTTCCTCTGGTTCGTCATCAACAATGCCACCTTCACTTCCCTCCCATGGACCTTCTGGTTCGTCATCTGCATCCTCGCGAGACTCCTCGTAGATTTCCTCTGCTTCCGGGTCGAGCTCAGAATCGAGATCAGGATCCCCCTCCTCCGTCCGGTCAACGATCGCCACACGGTGCCCAGCATCTACCAGGCGGCTCATATGGTGGTCCAGGTCTTCGGTGTCGAAGTCAGCAGACTCACCGTCTCCGACTTGCGTGAGGTCGTTTAGGATCTTCGCACCGCCACCGAACACATAGACCTTGTCACCCAATCGAGTCAGGACCACAAAATCTTTTCCTACCTGCTCCTGGGCTTCCTTGTGGGTTTCCCGTGCGTCCTTGGTTTCCTCTGATTCCCACCCGGAATCTTCCGCCTCCTCTTGGACGTCTGCGCGTTCGTCAGACGTCTCGTCAAGTGTGTCTAGATCAAACCCCTTTAGACCGGGGCAGCCTTTAAGAATAGTTCCGTCCTGAGAGGCAAGGACACGGGCGCCGCCTAGGCTCGTCCATGTTGGGCCTTGTTGAGAGTCCTGGCCGCGGTATCGAATTTTGGACAGACGGAACTTCTTTCCGAAGAGTGTTTTCTGCACCTTTGGGCCTGCCTTTGGAATCTCGTGTTCGTCCAGGAACTCTGACGGGTCAATTCCCGCCTTGGTTAGCGCGTCCGAAAATTGTTCGTTCAGTTGCTTAGCTCGTGATGGGTCATCTGCAATAATGCCCTTACGTCCACTGTTAGAACTCTTGGCCTCATGCTTTAACATTCGGTCTGAACGTACATTGGCACCCCAATCATTAACCATTCCTATGAATCCCTGGAAATCATCCTCAGCCATCGCACCCCAAGGAATAAGTTCTTGCTTGTGTTCTTCATATAAAGCCTTAAGACTACTTAAGTCGTCTTCTACTGCGTATGGTCCATGCTCTCGACTAGCATGTCCGATATCGAAGTGATACGCATTTCCATCCCGGCCAATTCCAACCTGGATCTGATCATTTAGTGCCCAACCGTTTTTATGCATTGCGCGAACGGAATCGCGTATTTGATCCAATTGCTGTTCATTCATTCGCGCATCAATGTCCAGGTGATCAGTAACCGAGAAAGCCTGATCAGCGGCGCCGCCGTCACCTCGACCGATCGCTACTTGATGCTCTTGTATTCCAGGTACTCCCATCTTGAGAAGCTGTCGAGAGTTGGTGTAATCATCCTCGATCGACTGCATTGCTTCTTCAGGAGTGCGATGCACATAACGATCTGCCCTTAGTCCGGTATATGGGATAGTGGTACCTTTTTTGACCACCTTATCGCCGACTTTCCAAGCCACCGCTTCCTGTCCTTTACCAAGCAACTCTCCCTTTCCTTGTCGCACAGCATCCACAAAAGGATTCTTATTCGGCTTTATTTGAATGCGTCCCTGCAGGTCATTTACAAAACCACTCACACTCTCTTTTGGCATCTTTATCGTGTAGCCCCAGGTCTCTGGCTTGCCTGGAACGTTCTCATCAGGCTTATCTGGTCCAGTACTACTTCCGTGAACAAAATGAGATATGCCCTCATCTTCCCCCAAAAAAACCATATCCACACCGTCATGCTCTGGTCCTGGAAAATTGATAATGGCGTTGTTTTGGAAATGGATCTTTTGTCCAGGCGTGTAGTGATCCGCGTCATTGATCAAGTGTTTCTGGTCAGTAGACGCCAGGAAATCTTTGTAGGTTTCAATCTCATCATCGGTGTATCCTAGAGCCCGCGAGAATTCAGTTGTGCCGTATCTTCCGTCCGCTAGTAAGCCGGCAATGCGTGCAACATCAGAAGCATTCGTCCCGTAGACCGTGTGGCTGCCAACTGTCACCGACTGCAGGCCATCTTGACTGGCCCGTTCGCCGTCTCGCTGGCTGCCAACTCCGACTGGGAATTTACCGGACACCACATCTTGATAACCGTGCGTATTGTTCTGGACGGACTTGCGAAGTGCGTCGGTCTTATCCACCTCTGGTTCTGGTCGAGACTCTTCCGTCCCAATCACTTCACCGCCGGCGCCCTTCTGAACCAAGTCGTCTGGCGTGCCTGCTTGCTTGAACAGGTCCATTTGGCCAGCTAACCCACTGGTCTGGAAAAGGGCGGCCTGGTCACCTCCCTGGTTCTCGAACGAGGCTTTTTTCGGGGTGACTGCTGGAGCCTGTGTCAACGCAAACGGTTCGTCTCCGCCGTCCTGTCGAGTCCAGCGGTGGTTCTGGTTGAGAACGTAGACAACTCCGTTTTCGGTCTTGGTCTCACCGGGCTGCATTCCCTGTTCGTCGTAACGGAGTGGCTCGCCCGCTTTTCCTGACTGTTGGATTTCCTGCAACGCATCAGCCATGTAGATCTTGTCTTGCAGGTTCGCTCTGTTGTAATCGTGAACGGCCTGGTCCACCTTGTAATCGCTCAGGAAAAGGTTCTCCTGGTTGGCCTTGATTACGTCGCGGTATTCATCGATGGATGGGAGTTTAGGGGCGTGCGATACTCCATGATGAGCTTCCAAATACTCTACAGGGCTGTGAGCTTTCCACTTACCCTCTCCGTGATCGTAGACCTCGACATGGCTGATATTTTCAGGAGGCAGATTTCCGCGAACTACCCCCCCGTGCTCCGTTTCCAGGGCATGTGTAAGACCGCTTACAGGATCGTGTTTGGACCACCCCAGCTGCTTCAGTTCATGCGGAACATCCAGTTGCTCATCGGGGACCTTCATGTGGATCCGAACGCCGCCAAAACTCCCCTTGTTAGACTTTGGATGGCTGACATAGGTAGCATTTCGCTCTAAACCAAGTCCTGGAGCGAACTCTTGGACATCTCCAATTTGCGGCTTAAATCCCGGGTCCAGCCCTTGTGAGATCATGACGCCAGCGTTGTCGTGATCGGTTTCGGTTACGACCTCTGAAAATTTCCCGTCTTCACTCCGTAGGTGCTTCTCTTCAAATTCTTGGTCATAGCGAAGTGGAATGTCATCATCACCGTATTTCTCTGTCACACCGTCTGTCGGATTCCAAACATGGGTGTGCCTTGGGAGCCGGAAGTCCCTGCTGCGACCGGGTGGACGGAAACCATGGCTCCTATAGAACGACTCTAGCGCCTTTTTCTTTCGTGGCTCTGGATGAGCTGTTAGGACGACCGGTTTATTTTTCGATGCCGCATACTCCTGTAATGCACGGATTATTTTGCTCCCAGTTCCATGACCTCGCTGTCCTTCTTTCATGCGGACATTGTCTAGCCGAACATGATTTTCACCTTCATTGAGGTATAGGAGGTCAAGATTGTCAGAATGCTCATCTCTCAAATGCGATTCGAGTTCCCCGATTGAGGAGAACTGTCCGCCGTCTCCCCTCGGGTGCTTGTCCTCGAACTCTTCGTCATACAGAACCGGGCGCCCTTCTTTTCGCCGGCTGTGCATCCCCCGCATTTCCCAGTTTTCTATTAAGCCATCGATTCCGTAGTCTTCGCGATCTTCTGGATTCTGTTCCCCGTGCAATTGGAGCCAGTCAAAAAGACTCGTCCTTCGAGTTTCTGATGTCGGCTTTACGGCCACGCCCTCATAGTCTCCTGGGTCATATTCTCCAGAGCCTTCAAATTCCACGACATCAACCGAAAAATTCGGTAAACCCCACTCGTGCAATCCTAATAACAATTCCTCCGGGCTGCTGTAAGCAAAAACATGACCGGGCTTGTTTGTTTCCTCCGATCCCTCGGAAGTCCATCCAAACAAGTCCGATCCCGTTGGCTGATACCTGAGATACCCGTATGATTTCTTTGGCTCTTCCTGCCCAAGCTCCTCACCGCTCCCAAACTTCCCATCATCCTCGCGAGGATGCTTGTCCTCGAACTCCTCGTCATACAGAACCGGGCGCCCTTCTTTTCGCCGCATGGTGTTCAGAATCTTGTCCGGATCGACGGATGAAGTAACAAACTGACGGCCGCCGACGGATAAATCAACGTCGTCCGGGTCTGGGTCGAGTTCATCGAGGTAGGTCTCTACCTCGAACGTTCGGGGGTTCCCTCCGTGTGACTGGGTGGCGAGGTCGTGGTACCCGCTGACTACCGGCCCGGAGCTCTCGGTGGTCAGATAGACCCCGGCGCCAGTGTTTAAGTGCGGGTTTGTAGACGGAACGCCGTCATGGCCGCGTCGGAGAAGACCCTGTTCTCGAATAGAGTCTTCCAGGGAATCGCTGGTGTGATGATTCAGGACAACCGGGTGGTGACCGATGATAGAGGAGGCTTCAGGCTCTAATCGGTCGAATTCCACCCGGCCGTCGTCCCGAACGGTGATTTGGTGCTGATCTTCCAGGTACTCGGCGAGAGATTCATTGTCATCCGGGAGGTCTTCGGCTTGCAGCCATTCCTCAAAACCAGTGACACGGGATCGCATCTCAGAAAGAACAGACTCGGCCTCGCCTGACGGCCCCTGGTGGACTCGTGGAGTACGTTTCTCTTCGATGGACCCAGAATCAATGTCCATCCACTTCTGGCCAGGAGGAATCCGCTCGTAATCAGCAGGGACCTCAGGCGTGTAAACACGACCATGGGAGTCATGGTCGACATACTGGCCGATATCGTCCTGGCCGGTGGGGATTATCCCCTTGTCTCCGATAGCTGTGAATCGGTCGCCATCGCCACGAGGATGTTGGGACTCGTCGAATCCCTCAGCGTATTGAACCTTGTCCGGATACTTGAATTCTCTCGGACCGGTATTGCGAGGAGTGTGAGCTTTGAAGGTAGATAGCACAATATCCCCCATCGAATAGACCTCCTTGGGTTCAAGGATAGTCTACCCGACAGGGTATAAAGACCGCAAAACAATAGACAATCGGGGCTTACTGGCACAGCTCACCCGCGTTAGTCGATTACCAAAACAGCTTGCACGCGTACCACATGCCATTGGCGCCGCGGACGACACACTGGGCAGCCACGGGTCTCTGACCAGTGAAGCAGCATTGATTCAGCGCCGACGCTGGCGTGGGACCCCACCCAACACCTTCCACGTTAGCGCCGCCATACCCTCCGCTAAGATGCCCCATGAATCCCATCCTAGCCATGTCCGAAGCTTTCCGGTTGGCCACCAACTGAGGACCAGACAGCACGGCCGTGGGAGTTTTCGATGTCGCCGCAACTGCGGTTTCTACCTCGGGAGAAACCCTCACGCCACACGAACCGTTGGCGCATGCGCTACGGCGCCATCGACGTCCACGTGACTCAGCCTGGTCCTCTAAGACCACACACAAAGCCACCGCCACAAATAAACCACGTAAAACGAAACGCATTTCATTAAACCTCCGTGCAAAGTTTTGCAATAAGGGAATCCTTCAACAACGACAGTAATCTATATGTTTGTCATGTTTGTCAAGACCGAACGCTATAATACCGTGAGTCGCTGGGATTCATTGAAAAACCCCATGAGCTGTCGAGACGGGGGCAACTGAGGACGGGCCCAGCGAACAGGCGGTTCTCTATTACCCGCCCTCAAACGCAATTCTGGGTGGGCGAGCGGCGGCGTCAGCCTAACAATCGAGAATCGACAGCATCCGCCGCGTTTTTTTTGGAGGAACACTGAACCGACCTTCCGCGTATCGGGACGAGAGACACCAAGAAGGGACGAGAGGTGGCAGGGAAGCAACCGAGCCTGGCAGACCGTAATATGATTCGCCGCGCCAATAATATAGCCGCGACTCTGAAAATATCAGACGAACCAGCGAGGGCCGCCTGTGGGTGTCTAACGACAGTCTTGCACGTAGCCAGCGGGCTGTGCTTTGAATGCCGCTGCGTGCAGACATGGGTGTGAAAGAACCCCTTGTGGCGGTACAGATATTCACCTACACCCTCATTGGGGCATGGATCGTTGGGACTCTACTGGCTTCTCACGCACCAGAGACCGACCGCCCGTGTGTAAAAATCGATCGCCAATCAAAAACTCTTCAGTCAGGGATATATATGCCCCGTGACGGAGGCGACGAACATATCGAGCTAATACCAGCCTTTACGTGGGACTGTCCGGACTGTGGTCGCAATAACTTCTGTCGCGCGATCGCGATCGAAACATCGCCGGAAGATGCGTACGTGCTCGAACCAACAAATGTGACCTGCCACGCTTGCGGTAATGATTTCGACACTCTCTCATACGGACAGGACGACAAGGACCTACCGCAAGACTGAAGGTCAACCGGAGCTCAGATCTTCGAGTATCCTAATCGCGTTCTCCTGAGACGGACTGGCGTCGTCGCTCGGCTCGCTCGGACTACCGCCACTTGACGAATCTAGCTTTGCCCGACTGGTGTTGATCTTGCCAGTTAGGATCTCGCTGCTGCACTCGTAGCAGTGTGTCTTCAGCTGCTTTTCCCACACCACTCGCAATAAACTGGCAGTTAATGGGGAACTACGATTTGCCTTGCCCCGTCGCGTTAGAGGCTCTCGGCATGCACGGCACACTCCCTCGCTAGGTTTCCTTGATGTCAATTCCATAGATTGCCTTCATTAGCTTATTCTTGATCCGGTATGCAGGCAATCTCCGAGTTGCCTGGCTCTTTGTATCCTCTACCACTGTCCCACCGTTCTCGGTGTACTGGAAGTCAGCAATGTATGTGCACACGTGGATATCATTTATCACCATTCTAAACTTTGGCTGCAACTCAAGACCCGCAATCTTCCCACCTGCCTCAAGAAGCTTAAGCTCACCGTACCGTGTGGCTTCTTTTTTTGAGGCGAAGACGATACCGTCAACCGTGCGGTCCCACTTTGGTGAGACACCGAATTTATTCGTTCGTTTTGAAAACACGTGTGCTATTCGTGATTAGGTATTCTAGAACATCGACGTTCCCTTGATTGCGCCCGTTGAGGTCTGTCCACTCCCATGAAGTCTTGGGGTACAACTCTCTGACCAGCGGGTGATCCTGAAACCGACACACGACCTTCGTTTTCGTGTACCCCGACAAAACCTCAGCCAGATGTCTGTGTCCGTCGTCGGTCATATGGTGCAGGTACTTGTCACCGCTGATTGGAAATGGAGGATCTGCATATATTCCGTGCCCGTCTCGGTCTTTGCATTTTTCAAGAAATTCAAAGACGTCAAGGCACGAGAACGTTACCCGGCTGAATTCTTCTCGCCACTGCTCCAACGACTCGATGGCCGAATGATATCGCTTAGCTGAATCGCCCCCGCCAGCTTCCCATCGCAGTGCTAATTGGTTTTTAAATTCACTCGTCGTTCCGCTTGTGGAGCTACGCCCCTGCCAGCAGCAAACGAAATAAGCCTCGGCCCAGTCAAGAGGATGACACAGCTCTCCGGATTCTTTGGCGAGACACAGTAGCTGACAGCGGCGCAACACCGCAGGGTGAAACAACAGGTTTGAAAGACGTTTCCTGAGTTTTGGACCGTGGATCCCGCTGGTCACAACATCCGCAAGATTGATAACGTGATGATGCAGGTCGTTGGCCAGGATTGTCCTGGCCTTCATGTGGGGGATTTCTGACATCCCTCCAGCAAACGGTATCCCAACCCAGACACAGTCTTGCAAACACTCGCCCGCATGCTTTGCTAGCATTCGATTCGACCCAAACCATGGCGCGAGAGCGGTAATTTTCATTTAACATCACGCAACAATAATTTGATGTCGCTGCATGAGACACCCACCCCCGTGAATAAGAACTGACCGCATTGCTCGGTTAGTGAATGGGGCAGCCTCTGTAATGTCCTCTTGCCAACCAGATCTGCTGTCTGGGATTGATCTAGGTAGTCCCAGGCATCTCGTATCCCACCGGCCACAACAATCACCGCCCAACACGGTTCGGATATTTCCCTATGTGTGCACATCCGGAACTTCTTGGGGCACCGAGTAGAATTGAGGCCGTTTCATCATCTCTATCAACTCAGCATACCCGGTCACAGTCAATTCCTCGTCCTGTATACAGCGGGTGTCGCCTCGCATATTGGCCGCCGCTAATTTTACAGACGCTTCCTGACAACGCACTTCAAGTCGGTGTATAACCGCCGATCTATCCACCCTCCACCTCCTTTGTTCGAGCTTGACACAAATTATCATGAGTCAACAATCTCGGGAACCCCACTATCACTTCCTGCGAATGGGCCACACGCTGTATCGTTTAATTTCGTCTCTGACAAGACCACTGCTGATATGACGGGAGCTTGTTTCGGGGCGCGCCCCTTTTCCGACACCAGGCAATCACCTCAACCTCAACGTCAGGACAAGCATACGAACCGCGTTCAGGCACCCCGAATGGGAACCGCTCAACCTCCAGACCGTCTTCGTCTAAGGCAAAAAGGTACGGTTCGGATGTCACCCTGTCTAGGGAATAGCCGATGTCGTAGCAGACTGTTCGGTTCACCGCTTGCATCTTCAATACTCACTATTCGAGAATTATGCCACAAGTCTAATTTACTTAATGACAACATCGTGCGTTGACGGCTCGAAAATAATTTGCGCAGTCTTGTCTATTCCTATTGCTGCCAAGAAAATAAGCAACGGGGAAAGTGTTAACGGATAGGACGTAGCAATAAGCCTTATTTCGGGGGTTCATCGCTACGTGTCTCTTATTCCCTAACCTGGCTTGACTTATCTTTAGAGCATAAATACGTGCTCTTTCTTTACTTGCGGATTGTAAGATGTTTCTATAGTATTTAACGTC